GTTAAGATACTTCAGTCTATTACGATCGCCACAAATTGCCTCCTCAATGTGATTTTCCCAATCCAACATCTCGCGAGAGACGTGCTGGTCAAACCTAGAGGCATCTAACATAATAGCCCAAGGGTTATCAAATCTCTTCCACTTACGCCACAGGACCACTCCACGAGCATCCGCATTGAGACCTTTGAAGACGGTTGTGTCCCCAAAGATTGCAGAGACACCATGAAAAATTGGTTTTTCCATGGGTTTAAGTAACACTCCAATTTCAACATTAAAACGAGCACTGCGCGGCTGAATTATACGAGGTACACTACGCTCCTTGGCGCTTCTGTTAACTTTCTCGTCTTTAATAAAACATTGACAGTTGACATCGGCAGGAACGAGTGGTCTCAATTCAAGTTCACGCACAACGTTCTCATACATGCGTCGTTTCCGACCGACATATGTGTCGACAAATTCCTCTGTGGACATCGGTTGAATAACTCCTACATGAGTCAATAACTTTTCTTTGAACTCATTGAGAGTCCGGTTCAAGTATCGACGAGAACGAGGGGTGGGCGGTGCTTCCAATCCATTAGCCCCCTTGACTAGAAACACACGCTCACCAATTGCAGTAAGCCCGTTCTTGAATGTGTTACCATGAACCCCCCAATGCTCACCGCGATGAACAGCTGACATAACAGTTAATGTCCGCTGACGCGGCCTGACATACCCAGTAGACCTACGGAACACCACAGAGACAGAACATGGTAGACGGTTTAATTCGTTTATGTCTACCACCGGCTCCACCTCATACTCCCGCACGTATACTGGGCACCATCAGTTTAGCACCCGACCACCAAGATTCTCAGCGCGGTGGTCTACCCGCTCCGAAAACCTGGCAGTCGTCGTGTATTCCTCCAAGGCACGTTCCATCACAGATGGCATCTGTACCAAGATGAGCACACGAGGGAGGTCGCGCTGGATGTGAGCCAACCTGTGGTTATTCTCACGCATGATACGATACGCAAGTCCACGGGCGGCATTCACCCCAGCGCTGGAGACTGGGCGTCTACCCATTCTCCCCACCACCTCCATAGCAACTTCAGAAATGTAACTCTCGTCAGTGTTACCACTGATCCATTCTTCTCTCTCCGCATCGAGTTGGTCACTTATTCTGCAAGCTGCACGGTACTCCCTGTACGACTTCACCCTACGAGTGATGTATCGGTTAACTCGATACAGCACCAATAGAGCATAGCCTCCAAGACCTACGGCAGTGGTGACTCCCGTGAGGATTGGATGGTCCTCAACGAAAGCCAACGTCCTTCCTACTATCAGTCGGACGATTAGTGATCGCATGTCGCGAACGGCTTCCCAAGACAACGAAATTAGTTG